GGGCATTGGGCCCTCTTAAGGTGTTTAACTCTAGAATTTAGAGTTCCACAATCTTAGGTATTCTAAGAATACAATGGATCCTTTGCCCCCTGGCGAAGATTTACTTCATCAGTCTAAGTCTATCACACTGCTGTTTCATAGATTTCCCTATCAATTAGGGTATCTTCATATGATTTGGATAAATAATCCAAAAGATCCGCTTCTCTAGATGAATTTCGAGATTCAGATCTCGGATTAAATCTGGTTAATATCTTTAAGGCAGCTTTCACTTCATTAATGAAAGTTTCAGCACCTATTGAAATATACCTAGTATATCCATCCATCAGATACTCACAGACTTTAAGTATCTGATTATACTCTTCTTCCTTTAATCCGAGGGAAGTGACTCCTTTTGCCAAGAAGATCGGAAAATCATCTTGGAATATACTTTCTGTAACATGAATTAGTTGTTCATTTTGTTCAAGTACCTTCCAGTATTTATGTTCATTACTGATAGGAAAATGATTTAGGAGAAATTCTTCAAAATCTCCACATATAAATGGATCATAAGCTCGTTTGGGCTTATCCAGTGCACCGATATCCTTATAAGGAATCCATTGATCTAGAATCGTATTTGCAAAATTCGATCTAAAGTAACTCATGATGAATTGGAAAGAGTCCGCTTCATCTGGAGTCCATGGGTCTTCTTCGTAAAAATATTTGAAGTCTCCCAATTCGTAATGGATTAGATATTTGATTAATTTAATCTTTAAATCTGTTAATGGATAATTAACATCTTTTAGACGTTGTAGCAACCAATTATCGGATGCAAACTTCTTTCTTTCTATCTGATAGCTTGGAGCACCAGCAGAAATGAGTTCCTTCTTTACGATAAGAAGAATAGTGGCTAACTTTGATTTTTCTTTATAACAATTCAAAGTCAGAACTGTTGGTATAGGTGAAAATACCTGACCATTAACTACCCTTGTTTTAGCAAATTCGGCCGTAGCAAGGAGTTCACCGTCATGATAAATATATCCTTTATCATTAACTTCCCAATTAACTTTTTTACAAAGTTCTTTATAAGCTTCAAGTACCTTATAATGTACTTGATTATTAGCATCTAGAAACTCAGTTTCTATGCAATTTATTGAGCTATCGTCGCCTAATACGCGATACCAATCTGATGCATACTTATCTTCTAAGCCGCATTTCTTCATCACACATCGCATCAAAATATGATGTGCCCATGCAAAAGCAGGAAAGCTACTTTTATAGCCCTGTGGTTGTCCATTCTTCTGGAAGTAGATTTCAGGAGTTATCTTTCCGTTGTTAAACACAAAAATGTGTTTATCAAAGGTCAATTTTCCCCAGTACTTACCAGTATTAGGAAATACAAACTTGATGCATTCTTCTTGAAACCATCGAGATAAAGTATCTGTAGCATTGGATAAATCCAAACAGTAG